TGATGATATAAGTCATCAGGGTGCTGTCTTGAACCAATTACTACTACAGCAGTATGTTCCTCTTTACGAGATGACAAAGTAGTTGTCCACCATTGTCTTGTGTTTTCTCTTGCACCAGGTTGCATAGTTGTTTGATGGTCTTCAATGTCGTCAGCAATAATAATATCGCAGTCACGAGATAATATCTTTCCACCCTTACCTACAGCAACCATAGTAGGTGATTTAATACCAGGTACAGTTCTAGTTCCTACAGTAAATTGATTTGATGCCCACATCTTACCTGAACGATTATCAGGTTTAAAATTTTTACCAGGTTCACAAAAATCTTGTTGTAATCTTTCATTACTTTCTAGTTGGTCAAGAACAGCAGACACAGCATTCTTAGCAATATCTTCGTTACCACCTACCCACATAATTCTTGTATTAGGGTTTTTACATATTTGATATACAGCAAAGTGTATTAACAATTCTGTTTTACCGTGTCTAGGGGGTGATAGTATTAATAGTTCCTCACCATGTTCTATAGAATGTAAAATTTTATTTATCCAGTTTTCATGAAAGTTAGCAGTTTCATACTTCTCTCCTGTTTCAGTAGCAAAGTATTTGTTTCTAAATGCAGAGAAATTTTCTAGTGCTGCTTGTGCATCAGTAGATACTTGCCAACCTTCTGCATCTAATTTGTTTTGTAAATCTATTTGGTAAGCAGCGTTCATTTTAGATATAGTTGCTATTGGGCAACCAATAACTTCTGCTGCCTTAGTAGCTGTTAACTCACTATTCATAACTTTATCTGCTAAACCACTATCTACATACTCTTGATAATGTTTACCTTTCATAGGTGTTAACGCTGAGTACTTAGAATTAATAGGTTTATCTTGTTTTTTATTATGTCTATATTCTTTCATATACTGTCTACGTTGACATTCTGTAGAACAATACTTTGATTTATTAGCTGTTAATCTTTTTCTACAGTTAGTAGCGTGGCATATCTTCTTAGACATATTTTCCTATCTTTTTTGTAAAGATTTGTGTAATGATAATTATATGGTAACATACTTTAAATTACAAACATTGGGAACAAGTAATTAGTTACAAGTAAAGTAGCAATCGGGGTGCTGAAAGCTAGGGATACGTAGAAGTATATAGCAGTAACACAAACCTAGTACTCAAGGATTAACTAAAAGTTCCAATCATAATTCTCTCTCCCTTACTAGCCCGCTATGTCTGAGAAGGCAAAACTCCTTATAATTACTGTCTTCTTACCTTTACAATGTTTTACTAGAATATTTTTTAGTACTTACATATATACAGGTGGGGGTACGCACATTAAGACCTGTAGGTCAAACGCATGTGTGTAATACGTATGCAGGTAATGTACGTAGGCATAATGTATAGGCATGTATGTCATGTGCTTGTGTACATAATCATGTGTGCCTAGATATAGGGGTATGCAAGTTAAACACCACTATATGTAGTGGTATTAAGTTCTTTGAAAGTATCTGAAACTCTTAGACTATTCTTATAGAATAGAAAGTAGACCGATACACCATATATTGTGGTTTCCCAATGAGCCACTAGATGTAGTGGTTATTGCCGAGAGGTAATAGTATTTAACCCCTTACTTTAGTAAGGGGATTAAATACATTAATCCGTGTGAGAAAGGTTGAGAAAATGACTTTAGGTTACAAAGACCCAATGAACTCATGTATATGTGCAGGTTATCAAGGTTTCGCGTGTATATATTGCGAGGTAGAGGTTGAGGTGGAATATGACCCTCAAGACTTTGCACGTGATAACGCTATACGCAAGAGTTGGGCTAACGACCCTAGGTTTTAGGAGGTTTTAACCCCTACTTAAGTAGGGGGTATAAAACCCCTAGAGAGATTGGAGAAAAAAATGATTGAAATTTGTCCCGAATGCGACCTACCTGCGTATCACGCAGAATGCAAACATTCGTAATGTTTGAATGCACAAAAATGTTGATAATTCTTTGTGAAGAACACGCGCAAGAGGATTGTTTGATTTGTGAAAATGATTAGGGTATTTAACCCCATACAGAGTATGGGGATTAAATCCCTATAAGAGAAAGGAGCCGAGATGAGCTTTTCTGAAGAAGAAAAGAAAAAAATTATGGAGGAAAGAGCTAAACAGTTTTTTCAAAGTAATGACAATGAAGTAAGCGACATACGTAATGACATAACTAATGTAGTAGAAACTACTATTGGTAAATGTAGTGCGAGTGAGGACATTATCCAAAATGTCTTGCTTACAATTGAAAATCATTATGGCGAAATTGATGACTAGGATATTTAACCCCTTAAGGTATTAAGGGGATTAAATACCCTATGCTGATTGAAAAAAACAAAGCATGAACTCTTACGAGTGGAGCTAAAACACGTTTCAGCAACGTGTACCTGCGTGTGCAGGTGGATATGCCTTATGTATGTGGGGTGTGTCCAAGTGTACACACATACAAGAAATGAGAAAAATAAAATGAGTAAAGTTCTGTCTAACGACACAACAGAAGTACATAACGTACGTAATGACAAAAACGAAATACTACCTAACTATTTCATAGTTAAAAACAAAGAAACTAAGGAATATTTCGTGTCTAATGCGTATGTTACAGATGTAAAAGAGTTGAATAAATCCAACACTGTTGCACCTATGAGTAAAAACTTCGCTGATGTAAGCGATATGATAAAAGAGTTATCAAAAAACCCTACTCTTACACACATAACAGCTAAAGGCTTAACTGCTATTAGGTCTGCACGTATGAAAAAGGTATGGGCAAAAAAGAAAGCTCTAGCAAACGCTTAGTGTTTATCTCGCACCTACCTGTAATGGGTGGGTGTAGGATATACATTAACTGTATATTAATACTGTAAATATCCGTTCTAAAGAAAAGGAAAGATAATGACAAAACCAAAATATTGTATTCAAGTTTTTCACGAAAAAGAATTTGATTATGGAAATTTAAGGTGGTATGAAACTAATCAAAAGTTTCTCAAAGAATTAAATAGATTAAACAAAAAGTACGGACATGAAAATGTTTTTGTACTTGAGGAGTAAAAAATATGTGTTGCATGTGTTTAGTTAAATTAGAAATACCTTACATAAAGCATAATGACTTTTGGTATTGCGATTATGAGTGCTTTAACGAGGGCGTAAAAGATGAGTTGTTTTATGCGTGGCTTGTGTTTAAAAACTGCATTGACTTGTACAATAGCGAAGAACTATTGGGTAGTCGTACGTTAGTAAGTTAATTAATTAAACGCAGAATGTTTAAGAGAGGATTGTTAAATGGTTTATATAAAAAAGAATTATTATTGTAGATGTACAGAAAAATATATGTGTACTGTTCATAGGTCAAGATATGAATACGAAATCTACAAAAGAGAAAATGGTTTGTACCCGTACGACAAGTAATTAATTAACCCCTTAATTTATTAAGGGGATTAATTAATAATTAGTTAGGAGATTTTATGAGTGTCCGTGTGAGTGGAAACGATAATGACATGTTATGCGATAATTGTAGACAAAACAATTATGCACGTGTAGGCATACATAGCAATGTCAAAAGCAGTGTACTTGTAATGGTGCAATGTTTTTCTTGTAATTATCGCACAGTTAAAAAGCAATCTAGTAAGAGGAACTTATGACAAAGCACGACAAAACTTCCCCAAGATATCACAAAGGATATAACTTTACTTTTCCAAAAGAAGAGTTTGGTTATAGAAGTGAGTTATTTGAGGAAGTAAAACGAATACATAAACGAAAAAAACGTACATACGACCTTGATAAATTCAAGAAGTCGTTGTATATAGATTAGTGTACAATGGTGTGTCATATGATGCACCACGTACACCTGAAAAAAAGAGGAGGAATAATGCCCTTAACTGAAAAACAAATACAAAAGATAAGTGATAAATGTAATCATAAAGTTGTAGCAAAGTTTGAAATTGATTTTCATTTTGATATTGGACTTTTGAACTCTCAATCAATAACTGATTTTGTGCAAGTTGAATTAGAAACTGAATACACAAAAAAAGATATTGTAAAAAGTTTTTTTACAGAGCAAAACTATAAAGAACTTGTTGATTGGAAAGGTAATTATTGTGATGATTGCGAAGATGAATATTTATCAGAGGAGGAGGAGTAATGAAAGCTAAAGTAAAAACAAACCAATCTATAAAATGCGTAGACCAAAAGAAACACGCACAAGAAAATAAATATAATGGTTGGGCTAATTATGAAACATGGAATGTTTCTTTGTGGATTAATAACAATGAAAGATTGTATGATATTGCAAAAGATTGCAAAGATTATGCAGAATTTATTGCATTTACTAAGGATATAGATATAACTATGACAGGCGACAAAGTAAAGTACGATAATGAATTAGTTAATGTAGATGAAATAAACGACATGTTAAAAGAACTAAGGGAGGAATAATGTTAAGTGTACAAGGTCTTATCATTGCATTTATGGGTGGCGTAATGTTCATGGCACTTATATTTGGTGTATGGCTATACTTTATGGAAAGGCGTATTGAAAAAGAACAAGGTCTTTCAGACGAATTTATGGCGTGGGTAAAGAATTTATAATTTAACCCCTTAATTTATTAAGGGGATTAAATAATAAATAGAGAGGAGCCGTTGTGAGTTGCAATGAAGGTATTTCACGATATGCAAAAGACGTTGATAAAAAAGATGAGCTTATTACTATTGGGCATAAAAGCGTTCCCGTAATAGCTGTATCAAGAGCGTTTGGTAAAACAACAATAACGTATGGGGATACGAATAAACCAACGCAACGAGTATTTGCAGATAATGACAATGTTGTTATCAACGAAAAAGTTTATCGGAAACGCATAAAACCCAACAGGTAAAAGCTACTGCATACACGTGTACTCCCTTACACAAAAGTGTGTGCATAGCTTAGTGTCTATTGTATGTTTAACAACATGCCCTGTTTCAACGCATATAGTAGGCACTAAGGTACTAAAGCATGATTGGAGGAAAAAATATGCAAATAAAAGTAGGTACAACCTTATCTACGTTGCCAAAATCAAATCCATTTGGTAAGGGCAGACAAACTATTTTCGTAGAAAGAAAATGGGATACCATGTTAAAAGAAACACCATTTATGTGGGTGTGTCTTGAAATTATGCCTAAAAATACTAACAAAAATGGTACTAGAAAAAGTAACGGCACGTTTTGGACAAGAGCCAAACAGTACAACAAACGTTATGAAGCTGACGGCTTTAAGTTTGCAGCACGTTGCGTAGGTGGAGTATATACCTTTTGGGGTAGATACGAAACAAAATAAAATTGTGGACTAGCAATAGTTCACGTAAGCTATACATAACAACGATATAAATATCCACATGTTGTGTATAGAAACGCTATCTACACAAAACTAGCAATAGTTTTGTACCATAACTCAAGCGATTGAGTTGTAGGTAGCTTGTAGCACATAAGATAGAACTAACTAACCTCTCGCTCAGACTAGTCAAAGTATGATAACGAGCCGAGGCATACACGAAGTTAGTTGTCTCAGACTTGTGTGTTACAAGCTATCTATAAGAAAGGAAAGGTGATTATATGTTACCTGACGGCATGGTTCGTAAAGAACCACCTGCGACTACACAACGTGGTGGGCGACAACCTAAAATTCTGTCACATGACAAAGTTATAGTGTTGTTAAACAATCCAAACACGTGGTATGTAATCGCTACACAAGAGAAATGGAGTAGTGGTGTTGTACAAAACATACAACATATGAAGCAACAAAACATTTCCCACTTAAAAGATAAAGGGTCTTTTGAGTGCCGACAAAGAAAAAATGAAAAAAATGGTGTGGACTTGTATTGCAGGTTTGTACCGATTGGAGAATAACAAATGAGTAAAAAACAAACATGTTGGGAATTAGCCCAACTCGTTATTGGTAAAACTGATAGAGTACTCTTATACGGACCCCCAGGGACAGGTAAGACACAATCAGCAGTGAAAGAAAACGTACCATTGAACATCAATGGTGACCCAAATGTGTATCAAATTACACTTACAGAGGAAAGCACAAGTGCAGACCTTATGGGATATTATCAGATAGGAGAAAATCAACAGTTCGTATGGCATGACGGAATTGCTATACAGGCTTGGCGTAATGGTGGTAGATTGGTTATCAATGAGATAGACCACGCTTCACCAGACGCAATGACTTTCTTACATGCAATACTTGATGACAAAACTATTGCAGGTATTACTCTCAACAACAGAGAAAAAGAAACTGTTAGACCTGCAGAGGGGTTTCAAGTAATTGCAACTTCTAATGCAGACCCTGAGAGTTTGCCACAAGCAGTTAAGGATAGGTTTCCTATCTCTATTAACGTAGATAGTATTCACCCTAAAGCACTTGAGAAATTTCCTGAGAGTTGGAGAGATGTTATAAACGATACATCTACTATAGATGATGAGTTTGAACGTATTTCTATTCGTAAATGGTTAGAGTTCTTTAAACTTACAGATGAGTTATCTATGGATATGGATACAGCAGGTCAGTTAGTATTCGGTGATAGAAGTGAAGAATTACTTGACGCTATCAAGCTATCTAACATAGAAGAATGAGCTACTTATATCACATAGGTGAAAGTTCTGTAGATGAAAGACATTGGTCTATATCATCTACAAGAATACTCACAAAAAATGAAATAAATGAAGCGTTTTCTAACGCAGATTTTAACATTGGTGAAAGACCACAAACTATTCATCTTGATACAGGTGTAGAAGTTACAGTTGTGTTTGAGGGATTAGAATTTGGTGATAACGCACAAGTCAATTTGTATCATGGTGAAGTAGCAGAGGAGGAATAATGCAACACAGACCATTTCCTGAAATAGTTACAGGAGAAAACGATTGGGAAGTCTTTGAGGAAACTGAAAGACCTCGTACAGATATGACCAACAAAAAAATGTACGTTCCACTAGATGACAACTGTCACAAATGTGGATTGCAACATGGTCGTATGGTTCGTAGACACGAGTTAGGACATGTTAAATGGTCACCCAAATCTATGGGTAGATTAAAGCAAGGTGTTATGGAAGAAGCAGTTCATCTGCTTGAAGAAATAAGAATAAATCATCTGCTTACATGGCATGGTATTCCTATGAGTGAGCCACATAAATGTATTAACGAAGTACAAATGTTCACAAGACAACTTGTAGAAAAAGGTAGCGTATCTGAAATACTTAAATGGTGTATCGCAGCTGCGTTCTTACGTGAGAAAAAGTCTAGTTGGCTTAGTCACAGACTTTATCTTGCAACAAGAAAAGGCAATGTAGGAAACTACAATAGCCCTTTGTCACATGAATTAGAAGCTACTTTGATTGCTATGCAAGATATGATTGATAGTCATACTTTAACTGCACAACGTATTAAAGACCTAGAGTTTGTAATAGAACAAACATATTGGTTTCATAGAGTGATGATTGTTACAAATAAAAACACAAGTACAATTACAAAAAACATATCATTCAATCGTGTTAAAAAGTATGCTAAAGATTTATCTGACATACTATCAATGTTCAGTGAAAGACCTACAGAAGAAGAAGTATTTCTATCTGCTGAACAAAAAGCTAAGTTAGAAGAAGTAAAACTTGCTGATGAAAAAGATGAGGATAGTTATTTAGATACAGATGAGCTTTACGAAGAAGCAGGTATAAACGATACTAATTCATTGAAAGCATTAGACCAACGTAACAAAGCAGATGTACGTAAAAAATTGTATGACATGAAACAAGCAGGAACACCACCTAATTGGGGTACACTTAAAGTACATAACCCACAATGTTCTATCAATTTATCTAATAAGTTACGTCAAGGTTATACACGTATAGCAAAAGATTATGGTACAAACCCTAACAAAATACAACGTTATGTTGTAGACAAGAAAATATTTTCTCGTAAGCATAACGTATATGGTGGTACTGTTCTCATAGACGCTTCAGGTTCTATGCACTTTAGTGGTGAAGATATACTTGAAGTTATGCAACAAGTACCTGCAGTTACTATTGCTATGTACAATGGTATGAGTAGTTCAGGTGACTTACGTATTATTGCTAGAAATGGTAGACGTGTTAATGAAGAATATCTTAACACATACAGTGGTAGAGCTAATATTGTTGACTTACCTGCATTAGAGTGGTTAGGCAAACAAGAACCAAAACGTATATGGGTTAGTGATTTACAAGTATCGTCTAAAGGTAGTGACTTTACAAGAGAAGGTTTAGAAGAATGTGTAAAAGCATTATCTAAATATCACATAACTAGACTTGCTGACATTAATGAAGTAAAACAATTTGTTAAACAGTTAAATGTACTAAAATAAAAGAGGTCGTGTTGTCGGGCAACCGACACGCATTTCCTTTCGTGTGTAGTGCATGACAAGTGAGTGAGGAATAGAGGTGTAGGAGAACTACACACAGGTTAGTTTCCCTGAAATTTATTCATACAGAAAACAGGGTTTGTTACCGTTCATGAACACCTTACTTGCGTTTATTTCAATTCACGTGTATTCATTTATATTTATGTTAGACTTTTTTTATGGTAGATATAAATAAATTAATAGAAGAAGCCGAGCATGGCACAATGGGTAACTACGTTGAACGTAAAATTACTGATGAGGCCATGCCTTTTTGGAACGCTTTAAAAGAGCGTGTACAAAATGGTAATGAAATTAAACCCTATCGTGTAAAAATGATACTTGAACGAGAGTACGATATCAAAATAAGCGATACTGCGGTAAGAAAATATTTACAAGGTCTTGCAAATGGTAAGTAAAGATGTAGCTAAATTACTTGCAGAAGCTGAAAGTGCTAAGATACTTGAGCTTGAACAAGTAAACATAAAGCTACTCAAACAATTAGAGAAATCTAAAAACAAAACAGAAAAACTTGTAGACGCTGTGTATGACGCAGTTAAAACAAGCATCACGACATATCGTGCAGGTAAAATTCCTAAACCTAAACTTTCTAAAAAGAAAGTTAATGGTAAAGAGATAGCTTGTGCAATACTTAGTGATGTTCAACTAGCTAAAGTTACTCCAACTTATAATACAAAAGTTGCAGAAGAACGTGTTGTACGATACGCACACAAAATAGTTGAATTAACAAACATACAAAGACAAGCAACAAACGTGACGAAATGTGCAGTGTTTGCAGTAGGTGACATTGTTGAGGGAGAACTTATATTTCCTGGGCAAGAACATCTAATTGACGCTTCATTGTACAACCAAGTGACAGTTGACGCACCAAGAATATTGACACAATTCTTTGACATATTACTTGCAAACTTTGAGGAAGTAGATGTTCATTGGGTTATTGGTAATCACGGACATTTAGGTGGACGTTCACGTAAAAACTATCACCCTGATAGTAATGCCGACAGAATGTTAGGCAAGATTATGGAGATGATATACGCTAAAGAACCTAGAATTAAATGGACAATACCTGACACTACAGGCGATAACCATTGGTTTGATATTGCAGACTTAGGAGAAAAATGTAAGTTTTTCTTATGGCATGGTGATAACGTTTGTGGTTTTGGTGGGTTTCCATGGTATGGATTTGGTAAAAAGATAATGGGTTGGAAAACATTAGCTAGTCAAGGACTTATGCCTGACTTTAATTACGCTATTGCAGGTCATTTTCATACACCAAACACACAGTATATTAATGATGTACGACTATGGATTAATGGAAGTACAGAAAGTTACAATACATATGCCTTAGAACAGTTAGCAAGTATGGGTAGACCATGTCAATACTTACTTTTTTGTAAGCCAAAGCATGGAGTTACTGCTGAATATCTTGTGCAATTAGGTGATGTATAGTTATAATAAATA